TGCGGCGGGCAGGGCGTAGCGAGCACTCTTCTTGGCGATACGGCCGAGCTTGCTCCAGTTGACGGTGACGACGGGGGAGTCGTCCTCAACGGGCTCGGTGGACGGAGTCGTGGTGGAAACGGTGGTCTCAGTCATTGGAGTATCCTTTCGAGTTGATGGGGTCTCATTATAGGGTGTGCGAATCTTGCGAAAGCATATGGCCCGTGTTACGGGGCCATATGGGTCTAGTTGTTCGAGGGTGTCTTGATGGAGTCGATGGTCTCGGCGAAGTTCTCGGCGTACTGTCGTCCAGCCTTGTCTCCGACATATGAGCCGAGGACACCACTGCCGAGGCTGTAGACGACGGTCAATGCCACTCCGGCTGGAGGGCAGAGAGCACTGACTACAGCGCCGGCGGTGATGCTGGCGGTTGTCGAGGCGACAAAGTTGACGACCTTGTATCCGGTAGTATCTTTGAAACTCATGGTCGTTCCTTTCTAGAGGGGTCTCATTATGAGCCATGCTCATCTCACGAGAGCTTGTACCACCGCTCTGTCGGCTCGATCACGAAATCGAGGACGATGCAGGCTCGACCCTCCTCGGTGACCCGGGATCCGTAGTGCACCTCGATCTGCCTCTGCTCATTCCATCCGAGCTGGTCACCCAGTGAAATGCCTTCGAGGCCGATGCCAGCGTAGAACTCGTTGAGACTGACGCACATCTCCCGAAGCAGGGTGTAGTTCAGCTCGTTGACGACGCGGTCGATCTTGTTGACGGTCGACTTGAAATAACGCCCGCTGTAGGCGTCGTAGAACAGGCAGTCGCCCTCTCCGTAGACGATCGTCTCGCGAGGAGCCGGATGAGCCTTGGACGCGGCTTTCTCGGCGATCTCCTTCTCCTCCGGGCCAAGGCGATCCTGAACGGACGCGCGATAACGGTCGTATACCTGACGGGTTCCCTCGTAGGCGAGGAGCAGGGATGACTCACGCCGTACCGAGATGCTGTGGGCTCCGACGATGCAGGCTCCGGTGGCCAATACGGCGATGGCTGGAGGAGCGTATATGCGGACGTACAGCTTGATCCGCTGCTCCTTGGTGAGCTGCTTGAACTCGTCGATATCCCACTCGTGCATGATCCTGTCTGCTTGCACGCTCAGGGCCACGGACGCCCCGACTCCGAGAAGGGCGAGACCCGTGAGGATATGATGCGAGTTGCGCAGAATGAATGTCTGGGCGGTCCTGAGGATTGAGAGGTTCATCGGTAGTCCTCCTGCATGTTCTTGATGGTCTCGAGGAATATCGCCTTGGCGATCTCGGGGTCCGTGCCCTTCGGCACCTTGAGGGTCACTCGGTCGACGTCGCGGTAGATAACCTGGACATCAGCGTTATTCATGTGCGTTCCTTTCTCGAGAAACCTAGAACCCGGGTAGGGTTCTAGGGGGTTGTCAGAGACTGGTGTCGATGTGGATGGGCTTGGAGAAATCCTGCTTCGAGTTCTTGTTCCGGTTGATGCACCACTTGACGATGGCGTAGATGCCAACGCAATAGATGATCGACTTGATCAAGCTCTCGACGAGGCGGGAGATCAGCATGATATGATCCTTTCGTATGGGTCTCATTATAAGCCCTGCTGATCCTGCGAGAAACCCAGAACCCGTGAGGGCTCTGGGAGTGAGATTCAGTTCTTGGTGGTGTCGGGGTCGAGGATCTTCTTGATCTCGTTCCAGCTCTCTTCGAAGCGCTGCTGAACGCTGAGTGCGTCCTGAGGAAGCGGGGTCGACAGGCTCTCGATGGTCTTCCGCTGGCGGCGGACGACCTTCTTGAGCTGCTCGATCTGCTTGCTCTGGGCGTAGACTGCGTAAGCGAACATGACGAAGGAGATGATTCCGAAGATGGTGAAGATGATGGACATGACGGTTCCTTTCTTGAGGGGTCTCATTATAGGCCCTGCGGAATCCGCGGTCCGAATTCCTCACCCGGGAATTTTTCAGAATCGAAAAAACCAGAACCCTTGCGGATTCTGGAGTTCGAGATCAGTGCTCGTAGACGGGGCACGCATCGTGACGAGGGTTCTTGCAGTTGGCGCGCGCCATGCGGCAGAGCTTCGCGTTCTGCTCCTGGTCCTTCTTGACGCTGTTGAGGATAGCGCTAGAAGTGGCTTTGACAGTAACGGGGGAAGGCAACGGCGAAGGCGGCGCAACCAAGAACGGTGGTGAACATGATGGTTCCTTTCGTTGAGGTAATGGGGTCTCATTATAGCCCTTGTTGCCCTTGCGAAAAACCTAGAACCCTTGTGGGGTCCTAGGTCTTGATTCTCAGATGCGGATCTTGGCGACGAATCCGAGAGCCTTCGAGGCGACCGGGAATATCTGCTCGGCCTTCAGGATGGCGACGATTCCGACGAATGAGCCCACAGCGCCCACCACAGCATCCGGACTGGGGCAGAAGCGACGCCGTTTGGCGTCCTGGATCTGCTCCAGGTCCTTGATGTTGCGGAGAGCGTGAGTGTAGGCCTCACTGTCGGGATCCATGCCGTCGATGAAGGAGTAAGCGTCATCCAGGGCGGTCTTGGCGTTCGGCTTGTTGTCGGACATGGTGTTCCTTTCAAATGGGGGTATCATTATGATCCATGTCTGATCCGCGTCTCAGGCGACCTCTGACACCTTGAGGGTGGCGGTGTCCTTCTCGGTCATGTCCTCAGCGGGAGTTTCGAGGGCGGCGTAGACCTCCTGGTTCTTGTGGTCCACGTGGAGGACGCCGTCGACCTTGGGCTCGTAGTTCTTCGACGCCAGACCCAGCAGAGCTCCCAGGAAGGTGTCGACGGCGGTGATGGTACCGACGACGGCCTCAGTGTGAGGGAACCCCCACAGCCCCGCCAGCGCCAGATAAAGGGTTGCGAGGGCAGGAAGCAGGATCTGGGCAATCCACTTCAGGGTGTTGTAGGTCTGATTCGACAGAGACAAAACGCTTGTCCTTCCTTCTGGTGTCCGGGAAATGGATGGGAAGCCTGTTCACGGCGTCCATGACCTTCTCGGCGGTCCCGTTGCCGCCGAAGGTGTGATAGGGCTGGTACAGATACTTATGCAAGTCCTCGAACTCATCGATCGTGATGTAGCCCCGGGACAGATATGCCGTCCCCATAGCCACGATCTGATTGTGTGCCAGACCGAGCATAAGCTGGGTCTTGGCGTCATGTCGCTCGGATCTCTTCTGGAGATACGCCCAGATCCCACTACTAGTGAGGACCGAGCCGAAAATGGTGATCACGAGCTCCACCATGGGTTGCATTCAGCCTCCGATAGACATGAGTGGACGAACGCCGTACTTGCTGGTCCAGTCCGCCCATGAGACATGCCGCTGGTCGCCGTAATAAAGGGCGAAGCGGTTCTTGGTGACCTGATCCCTGAGCCAGAACGACTCGCCCGAGAAGGGGATCGGGTTGCCCAGACGGAAATAGCTGAGCTGACGAGCCATCGGCGCCACGTTGTTCTCTCCGCCGTTGACGCGGACGTGAACGATGTTGGAGCCGAACATCTCGAACTCCGACGGGATGGTGACTTTGGGGTACTCCCAGCTCCAGCTCTTCTCAGTCAGCTCCCAGGAATTATCCGTATTCTCGAACTCGTGCGGCTCGAACACCGGGAAGGTCTTGAAGTCCGAGATATCAAACGCCTGAAGGGCGGAGGCGAATCGCACCATGCCCTCGGCGTAGTCGCGGCGCATCTTGGAGCCATTCCAACCCTTGTTGCACCAACCGGCCTCGCCGATGTTGTCGATTCCGAGATTCCGGTCGCTCATGATCGTGATCCGGTGCTGGTTCGTCCCGTTAGGGTGATCCAGATATCGATCGAAGTCGACGATGATCCATCGGCAGGTGTTGTCATTGAACTGCCAGTAGTCGCCCAGCCACATCCCGTCGAACGTCCCATTCCGGATGGCCATCTTCTGGGCGGCCGTGATGGTCTTACCGAGGTTGTTGCCCCGGGTGATGACCTTCTTCAGATTCGGGTCGTTGTTGAAGGCGTTCAGGAAATCGAACTTGTTGTTCAGAGTGATCTGTTTGGGCTGCATGACACTCTGAGCCCACTGGGCATTCTCAGAACCAGCCTTGCCTCGCAGATCGATGATCTCGAAGGCGGATGCGTCCTGGGCCCCCCTCGGAACGCGTACAGCGGCGATGAGGACCTCGTAGTTATCCGCGGTCTGGATCGGCCGCGGAATACCCTCGTTCGGATTCCCTTGGAGAGCCCGAATGCCCGCGACGCGAACATCCCTGGTGTTGTTGACTCGGATGTATATAGCGTCGTAGCGATCACCATCGGTACTGCCAGGGTTGAGGTTGTAGTACCGCTCCGCGTCGTTCTCAAGCCAGTGCCCTTTGAGCCAGGCGCGCCCGGACTGAATGATGATGGTCCGTCCATTGCCCTTGACGACCTGGTAGGCGCGCCCCCAGTTCTGGAAGATGCCGTCAGAAATGACCCCGTCAAACATGCGTCCGAAGTCGTCCGCGGAGTACTTCCTGTCCCCGTTGATGGAGACGAAGAATCCTGATCTCTCTGTCATGTGATGTTCAACCCCGGTTTCGACTTCTGAATATCGGACAAGGACTGGAATGTCGGGTAGAAGACGTCCCCTTCCGAGTCCGAGGATGTACGGATGTACTCGGTCACCCGAGCGATGTCCTGCTGCCCGAACTCGTTCTGGATCTGCACGAAATCGCCCAGGAAGAAGTCCTCGTTGTAGATATACATGGACTGCTGAGCGGCCTCTCCAGAGAACATCTCGATGGGCATGTGTTTCCACAGCTCGGTGTTGCACTGCTCGTGGATCTGGCGATGAATCGAGTTGGGGTCGTTCGGCTGAACTCCTTTATTGCCGAGCGAATCGTGCATCATACCGTTGGTCTGCTCAACTGAAGGACTCTGCAAGTAGCCCTCTCGGAGCCCAAGGCCGTTGGTCCCGACCTGAATCGACTCGTTCTGCATGGTGTTGTTCGCGCTGCTGTCGAGGTATTCGCCCTTGCGGGTGAGTTCGTACGGAACCTCGAATTTGACCGCTCCCGAGAAGATCTTGGTGCGAGTTCCTACCTTGGACTTGAAGTACGTGGCCTTGGACAGGTTGTCGTACTTAGGGGAGAACACCACTGCCGGGCGCTCCCCTTGGCCGAATGTACGATTGACGCCGTTGTAGGTGTAACCGTACCAGTAATATGGGTCCTCGCCGTCGTACTCGATCGCCCAACCGGACATTGTGAGATCCGTCAATTCCTGAACGATCTTGTACCAGGATCCCTCCATACTATAGGGATCCTTATCGTAGTCGGGATAACTACCCCAACCAACGGCATTGTCAGGAACCATCGGGCGAACCTTGTTAGCCGCGCTGACTTGAATGTCCCCGATATCCATTGAGGATATTGGTCGTCCTTTGCGGATACTCTCGGGGAGTTCATCCACTGCGTACCAACCGTAAGCTTTTACGTGCCTCGCATGATTCGCATCTAGGGAATCCCTCTGCTTGAACAGGAGATTGCTGTAATGCTTGATGACATCCTTGACCTTGCCCCGAGTCCTCTCCTGTTTGCACAGAAGCGTTCCGTCCCAGATGGGATATGGGTGCATGACCCGCCTGTCCAATATGGACTCGAGACTCCGACCACTGATCGTCAGCAGGGACTCCTTGCCGTACTCCGTGTTGAGCTCAACCTGCTCGATGATCATGAGCTTGTTCGTGCCCTTGGCGTACAGGTAGTAGTCCAGCTGGTAAGTCCTCAGGTTTTCCAAGGTTCCGGGGACCACGAGCTTGAAGTCCCCGAATCCGTGAAATCGCTCAGTCCAGACGACGGACTTATAGTCCTCGCAGATATGCTGGATGATCATGGACTCATCCAGTACAGCAAGATACATGTCACACCCCCTGGTAGAGAACGTCGGTTGAGAAGTAGACGTCAGTCAGCGTCGGATCGTTCATGGTGATCTGGAACTCGTTGACTCCCGGCCTCAGCTTGAGCCAGTCCGAGTTACGGTCCAGTGCTGCCAGGAACTTGTCCTTGCGATCGCCTCTGGTCCGGATGATGTACTTGGATCCCACACGGGAATTAACGGTGACGACGTCGCCGCCGACGATCGGGTCGACCTTGTAGTACGTCTTGTCGAGAAATGCTCCGGTGAGCTTGAAGGTGTCCCTGGAGAACGTCTCGGTGACCGTGATCGGGAGCTTGGCCCCCGGGCGGAACCGGAATATCATGGTGAATCCGGTCTCCACCTCGCCCTTGTAGTCGATGACCGCAGATAGGACTCCACGATCCTTGGCGAACTCGAGCGAGGGGGAGGGCTCATCCATGAAGTCGAACTCGAAAGTCCCGATGTCCCGCTTCCACTCGAGATTCTGGTTGACCATCGTGTCAGCGTCATGCCAGTAGGCGTCTGGGCACAATATGCTGACGTTGATCTCCTCGTCCTTGGAGAAGATATCAGCCTCGACCGACTCGACGTAGCCCTCGGTTCTAACCCTGCGCTTGTCCGTGTTAACGTATACGGACATGGGCTGCTTGATCTGGAACCAGGAGTAGATGCGCTGACGAGTCGTCTCGATATCAGGATATGGCAACGGCGCGAGTTTGATCTTGAGGTTCCTCATTCCCGCCCTCGCGCCGTTGAAGATCGCCACATCGGTCAGAGCCAGTTCCGTGGTGTTGATCGAGGCCTTCGTTGCCGACAGACCGTCGACGGATTTGACCGCGACACCCTCGATCCATGGGTTCGTGAGCGAGAGCACGATCCTGTGCTGACGATATGTCAGGAACTCTATGGACTCGATCATAAGTCGTACATGGCTCCTCTGAACTGTTCGATCTGGTTATGCGTCTGCCTGTAGATCTCCGTCTCGGACAGAGCCTTGGGAGACGTGTTGTACTGGTTGAACACGACGTTGCTGCCGTTGTTCACAGTCTCATTCACAGTCTCGCCGACGCGGGACTGAGCGCCCTGGACGGCCCTGCCCGCGAGCTGGGTCGTCATGTTGGCCGACAGGTTCTCCTGAATATCGTCCTGCGGCAGAAGCTCCTGGATCTTGCTGGCCTGCTCCTCCACTTGCGAGAGGTCCAGAACAGGCTTGATCGTCGGGTTCATGTCGCCGCCGAACGCGTCGTTCCAAATGTCCTTCGTGTTGCCGAAGCCCTTGGCGAGCGCGTCGACGGTGTCGTGAGCCATCGTAGAGGCCGCGTCGATCCCCTGCTCAGTGTTCTCCGAGATACCATTGGTCAGACCCTGCATCAGGAACTCGCCGATCTCGAACATGACACGAGAAGGAGAATGAATGCCGAATACCTGCTTGGTCGTGTTGACGATGCTGGTACCGAAGTTGCGAATCGTCTGCTTGACCTCTTCGATCTTGCCCTTGATCGCGTTCTTCAGACCCTCGACGAGCCTGTGACCAGCATTCCTCATCCCAGAGACACCCGTGGATACGAGCTGTTTGATACCGTTGACGATACCATTCCTGATCGCCGTGATGAGTCGGATGCCGGCGTCCATCAAGGCACCCGAGTTGTTCTCGATGGCATCGGCGAGTCCATTGACGAATTTGATGATCGTCTCGAACGCCGCCTGGGTGATCCTCGGCATGTTGTCGCCGAGGCTCTGAAGGAATGCCACGATACAATCGGTCGCCTTGGTCCCGATCTCGGGGATCTTGTAGGACAGACCCTCGAGGAAGGACGTGAGGAGGTCGGACCCCCTCTCGACCAGTGTCGGCATGTTCTGAATAAGAGCATCCGACAAGGTGATGATCAGGAATATGGCGCAGTCGATGATCTCCTGAGCGCAGTCGTAGACCACCTGAATGATCGCGTGGATGATGGTGATCATGAGCTCGACGAACGTCGGAATGGACTCGATCATCGCCTGTGCCGCGGACGTGAGGACGACCTTGATGTACTCGACGATGGTGCCCTGGTTGTCGATGAATACCTGCATGAAGTTGATGAAAGCCTCGCCGATAGCCGTACCCATGGCGGGCATCCGCTCGATGAATCCGTCGACGGCGTCCAGGAATGTCTGGACTCCCTCGGCTCCGGTGGTCGACAGGTTGGCAATGGCATTCACCAAGTTGGCGATACCATCGGTAGCCAGGCCGACACCGTAGCCGATCATCAATATAGCGCCGCCCAGAGCGACCAGTCCAATGGCGGCCCCTTCGGCGATGTA